GGAGGACTAATCTGGGTAAAAGGCACAACTGCGCAACGAACTACCTCTACTCTTGGCGATCTTCGTGCAAACACAGACACTAATAAGGTTGAAATATATACTGACCAAACAGGCACATCTGAATGGAGAAGCCTCAAAGAAACAACTACTACCACAGATATTGATTATTTAATAGTAGCTGGAGGCGGTGGAGCCAGTGTTAATCGTGGTACAGGAGGTGGAGGAGCAGGCGGTCTGCGCACTTCTTTCTCTTCACCATCTGGAGGAGGAGCTAGCGCTGAAAATAAATTTAGTGTAACACTAGACACTAATTATACCGTAACTGTAGGAGTTAGCGGGTCAAACGCTTCATCATCCTCAGCAGACGGTGGTGATGGTGGAGATAGTAAGTTTGGTGTAGTAGGAGCAGAAATTACCTCTAAAGGAGGAGGCGGAGGAGTTAAAGGAGTTTCCCCTCCATCAACAGGAAATGATGGTGGATCTGGTAGTGGAGGTGGGTCAGCATCTACAGCAAAAGTTGCACCAGGAGATGGAGAAACAGATCAAGGATTTGCGGGAGGTGTTTATCAGGAGTTAAGAAGTAATATAGAAAGCGGCGGCGGCGGTGGTGGCGCAGGAGCAGTAGGTAGTTCAGGCACTACTTATGATTCTGGAGTTGATGCTACGAGCTATGCCACAGGTGGAAATGGTGGCACAGGTGTGGCAGTAAATATATTACCGTACACAGAAGCAGCATCAACTGATGCTGACGTAGGAGAAATTTCAGGAACTGATGTTTATTATGCAGGCGGCGGCGGCGGAGGATTTTTTAATTATCATGCCCCTAGTAGCGTATCAAACTACAGCGGCACTGGAGGCTTAGGTGGCGGCGGAAATGGTGGAGGCGGGAACGCAAATCAACTTTATTCACCAGAAAACGGACAAGATAACACAGGAGGCGGAGCTGGAGGCGGAGGTGCTAATCAAAGCTCTAGCGCTTATACTAGAGCAGGTGGCTCTGGGGTAGTTATATTAAGATATCCTAGCACCCTTACATTGAGTGTAGTTTCTGGCACTCTAAGTCAACCAACAAACTCACCATATACTATTGGAAGCGAAAGGGTATCAGTTTTTAAATCTGGGGATGGAGTAATTAAATTCACATAATATGGCACACTACGCAAAAATATCAAATGAGGAGTTCACGGTAAGTGAAAGAGCTAGACTGCAAGAGGCGCAAAGTGAAAAGTCTGCCATAATAGCCAGCAACATGGCAACAGATGAGTATGCTGCATTACAAGAAGTATACAGAAAATCTTTTACTTCAGAGACATTACAAACCTTAGAAAGTGAAATGGAAGTTTTAAATTCTGAAGATACTTTAGCTATGACGGACGAGGAAAAATCAGCGCATGAAACAGCAGTAGATAATAAACAATCTGAAATAAATGCGGAAAAAGCAGCCCTTGTTCCAGGACAAGAAACAGCACTTGCTAACCTCACAGCAAAAGAACAAGAGGGAACTGAAGCGTTAACTGCAGAGATTGAAACTTTAAATACAACCATATCAAATTCTTTAGCAAGAGTTACCGAAGTTTATACTGCTGTGGATGAAATAGAAATGGTTAGCGGCGACTCCTCAGCTTTACAAGCTGAAATAGAAGCTTTAGAAGAGAGTAAAAAAGATTATATCTACAATCCAGCGACCGAGGATCCTCCAGAAGAAGTAATTGAGATAAATTCTCAAATACAAGAAAAACTTAAACAAATAGAAGATATTCCTCAAGTAGAAAAAGATAATACAGTTTATTGGGAAGGATATATAGGAAGTGCGAAAAGAACTTCATATAATACAAGGGCAGGCGTTCATCTGTTGGGTGGCACTCCTTTTAGAAAAAATTATGCAGGAAGAGGCATGATATACGATCCTGTTAGAGATGCATTTTATGGTGAACAACCTTATGCTAGTTGGATATTAAACGAAGACACATGCGAGTGGGAAGCTCCTACACCAAAGCCAGATGGGATATGGTATTGGAAAGAGGATACAACGGAGTGGGTGGATTATGAATATTTTAATGAACCTAAAGAAAAACCTTATGACAGTTGGACTTGGAACACATCCACAGGTAAATTTGATCCACCAATAGAAATGCCTGATGATGATTGGAACTATTATTGGGACGAGAGTAAGCAAGAATGGATAAAATTAAATCCTAAATAAAATGGCAACGACAAAAATTATACCTAACGTACTTGAGCTTAATCCTGGAGATCCAGAAAATGTTTTAAAAGCAACTAATGCTGTTACTGTTTCAAACGCATCAGGATCAAACAAGTATTACTTTGACGGAGTATATCAAGGTAAGTTTGGTCTTAGAATTGGCACAACCGTTTTAACAGGCGTGCCTAGCGCTCACCCTATTGCTATTTTAAATGACGGACTTACAGGTATTACATACACAGGAACTGTTAATGAAGGAACTGCAAACGTTCCGGATCCAGGTGGACCTTTATATACTTTTTACTCAGGAGATGTAACTATAACAGTGACTGCTGATTTTGGTGTAGCTAGTTATTATTGTAAAATTCACGGCTACATGGGAGGGCTAGATAATTTAGTTTCTGTGTATTCAGATGCAGGTCTTAAAATGCCTAAAGGCACAGCTTTTCCGGGCGGAGAAACGGCATTTGAGGGAATGATGCGAAATGATACTTCTCAAAGTTCAGACGGTTCTGCATCTACTATGCAACATTATAATGGAACCAATTGGAAAAACTTTGTAAACAAAGAAATAATAACCCCCGTGACCGACTCAATATTTTATCATTTATCAATGGTTGACTCGGCATCAAGAACAAACATATCAGATGGTTCAAACTCTGGTGGACAAACATGGGTAGACATAAGTGGTAATGGTTATGACTGGACTATTGCTTCTTCATTTAGTGCAAGTCTTTCAGACAATTACATGACACTTGCGTCAACTAATGAAGTCAAGTCTAGTTCTTCATCGCTAAATCCAGGCTCAGATATTAGCCTTGAGATTTGGTATTGGATGGATTCAAGTAGACAAAATCAATATGTTCAAGGGGTTGCAAATACAGGCTCACTAGGCAGCAGTGGATTTATTAGCTATTTAAACACCTATCCCACAGAATATCAAAATTTATCTGTTTATAATTCAGGCTCAACTAGTTTAAGTATTCTTTATGATATGCCGGACAGCACTTGGCAACAACACATGGTTACCTATGACAACTCTACTGGTAATGCAAAGTTTTATATAAACGGTAGCACGATAGGAAATACAGGCAGCACAGCTAGCAAGTTAGCTGCTTCAGCCGGCACACACTCTATTGGTTATCTTGCACAATACGGCTTTAGTAGTAGTAATTTTGTTGGTAGGTTAGGCATAATAAGAGTTTACTCAAAAAAGTTATCAGACGCTGAAGTATTACAAAATTATAATGCAAACAAAGCAGATTATGGATTAAGTTAAAATTATGGCAACAACTAAAATTACAACACCGAAATTATTTGACTTTAGCTCTTTAAATACGGCACTACAGTTGCCTACAGGGGATACAGCATCAAGACCTTCATCTCCTTCAACAGGTGAGTGGAGATATAATAATGAAACAAAGTATGTAGAGTATTGGGATAGTACAGAGTGGAGAGAAATAGATACTGAGTCTCTTCCTATTGCAGATGATTTTCCACAACAAAACTTTAATGTAAGCACATATGCAGGATCAGGTGCTGCTCAAACAATAAATGCCAAATTTGATCAAGCTGCAAATCTTAATGGTTCAAACTCATCTATAGACTTTACTCCTAATAATCCTGTAATATTTCCTAATACAACAGGAGGCACGCTATCATTTTGGATTAGACCTAATTCAGTTAGCACAAATCAAGATATATTTGCTACCTCTCCAAATGGAGGGTGGAGCTCCCCTTACGGACAACTTATAAGATTGGCTAATAACGGGAAAATGCAATTATATCAATATAGTACAACCGGTGGTAATGCTTTAAGTAGCCCTTTAGAAACAAGCACACTAAGTGTTAATGTTTGGACACATGTGGCGCTTAGTTATGAGGGCAACTCCATTGGTGATGCTATACAGTTTTATATTAACGGCTCTCCTGATGGAAACACGACATTGTCAGCTGATTCTCCCTTGGGAAATAGCTCAAATAATTTACAGGTTCGAATAGGTTATAGAAATGATTCAGGTATACAAAATCCTTATGATGGGGCAATCGACCAGGTTAGAATATATCATTCTAAATTAAGCGATGCAGATGTTTTAAATTTGTATAACAATGAGACAGCAACCACTGCATCCTCACTAAACTTTCCATCAGGCAAAACTGCAATAGCTACTTATCAGTTTAACGGTAACGCCGCAGATGTAAGCGGCACATACGGAGGAACTACAACAAATATTGGATATACAGGATTGTTATTTCAACCTGATTTTGTTTGGGTAAAAAGAAGCAGCTCATCAGAAGACAATGTTCTTTTCGACTCAGTGCGTGGTGTTCAAGAACAAATAAGAAGTAATTCATCAGGACAACAAAGCACAAAAACAAATGCATTAAGTTCTTTTGATTCTGATGGGTTTACGACAGGCGATAATAATGCGCTTAATACAAACAATCAAACTTATGTAGCTTGGTGTTGGAAGGCTGGAGGAGCACCCACGACAGACAACGTGGCTGGAGTTGGAAATGTACCAACTTCTGGAAGCGTGAAGGTAGACTCCGCTGATTCAACGGCTGCATTAACAGGAACAATAGCCGCTAAAAAAATATCCGCTAATACAAAAGCGGGCTTTAGTATCGTTCGATATGATGGAACAGGTACGGCTGGGACTATAGACCATTTATTAGGAGATGTGCCAAATTTAATACTTGTGAAAAGAACAGACAGCTCGGGCAACTGGATAGTGGGTTCGACAGAAATAGATTCAAACTCATGGGGAAAAATACTACAACTTGATTTGACGGACGCTGAACAAACTTATGATGGATTCAACAATACTCCACCAACAACTTCAGTGTTTAGTCTTGGGACTAAACCTCCTGTTAATAATGGCAGTGGCGAATATATAGCTTATTGCTTTGCAAACATAAACAGTTATCAAAAAATAGGTAGTTACACAGGTAATGGTTCTGCTAATGGACCTATTATTAACACGGGATTTGAGCCAGCTTTTGTATTAGTTAAAAATGTAGATGACAATGGTTCAAACTGGATTATAGTCGACAACAAAAGGAATACAGCTAACCCAAGAAATTTAGGGCTTTTCCCACAGGGTGATTTTCCCGAAAGTAGTTTCACAAACGGAATAAATTTTTTTACAAATGGTTTTCAGGTTGTTGATACTGATAACGATTTTAATGGAAACGGAGATACATTGCTTTATTGGGCTATTGCTGCAAATGTTGAATCAGCGCCTACATTAGCTAATAGTTTTTCAACGGATGAATGGACGGGAACTTCAGCAATTCAAAATGTTTATTCTTCTATTGCTCCAAACTTTAGTTGGACAAAAAACAAAGGCTCTAACACCGCTTATTATCTTTTTGATAGTGTTAGAACCTCAGGTTACGAAATTTATTCTAATTTAACTAACAGTCAATATTACGATCCAAACACATTAACTTCATTTAACCCTAATGGGTTTAGCTTAGGAACAGGCACAGGAGTTAATAATAGTGGTCAAAATTATATTGCTTGGAACTGGAAAGCAACAGAGCTGCCCGCTATAAACACTGATGGAACCATAACAAGCCAAGTTAGTGCTAATCAAGCGGCTGGGTTTAGTATTTTAAAATATACAGGAGATGGTTCTACTTCTAAAACTGTGGGACACGGACTTTCTTCTGCTCCTGAATTTGTAATAGTAAAAAGGATTGATTCATCTGCTGATTGGTATGTTTGGATTACAGCAGTAATGAGTATCACAGGAAGTACATCTGATTATATTGTATTAAATAGTGATGCTCAAAAAGTTACTGCAGCAAGTGTTACAAATATATGGGGTGGAAATGTACCATCTGCAACAACAATAGGAGTAGGTGATAGTGGTGGTTCTAATGCAAACGGGGGCGAATATATATCGTATTGTTGGCATTCTGTAGCTGGATATAGTAAAATTGGCTCGTATTCTGGGTCAGGAGTCTCTGGCAAAGAAGTTACTTTAGATTTTAGCCCAAGTTTTGTTTTAATAAAAAGAACTAACGCATCTGCAGGTTGGGTAATTGTTGATGACAAAAGGGGTACAGCTGAATTATATCCTAACCTTCCTAACCAAGAGGACACTACTGCCACTAACATTGTGTTAGGAACAAATAAATTTACTTTAAACACTACCGGTTCTTGGTATAATGCTTCAGGCGGTACTTATTTTTATATGGCAATTAAAATTAATTAAACTATGAATACAACTATATTAATATTAATAGGGTTAGTAGTTTTACTAATCATAATAAACATAGCCGCAATATGGCTTACAAAAAAAGGTCTTACTAAAGACGAAAACAATAATATGATTCCTGATATACTTGAAGAAAAGTTTGCTGTTTTAAAAATGGACGTATCTAAAAGAGTAGATCGTGTAGGTCAAGAACTTAAAGACGTTACCAAAGCTATAAAAGAAGTTGGCAACCAAATAGGAGATGTGCCAAGTGCTTTCAAAGGCAAAAGCAGGTCAGGAAAAAAACCGAAGAAAAAATGAATTATTACACTACAACGACTGCAGGAAATATTAAATTTAAATATGTGATTATAAATGATAAATGTAAATGATTTAAAAATATATAGCATTAACTTTCTTGCACTTATGACATCTTTAACAGATTTAGATGTCATCTTAAAGATTATATTATCACTTGTAGCTATAGGCTACACTATACATAAATGGTATATTATGCATGGAAAAAATAAGTGATCATGTTTCTTATAAAGAAGCGACTAAATCCAACACTGCTTCTAGATTAGGTATAGACAATACACCTAACTCTTATCATTTATCTAATATGGGAATCCTTGCTGATGAACTCTTTGAACCACTCAGAAAATGGGTTGGCGGTCCGATAAAGATAAATTCATTTTATAGATCACCTGATTTGAATCAAGCAATAGGTGGTAGTTCCAGTTCTCAACATTGTCAAGGAAGAGCTGTTGATATTGATGATACTTTTGGACATAAAACAAACGCAGAGATGTTTGATTACATAAAGAACAATTTAGATTTTGATCAAATTATATGGGAGTTTGGTGATGATAATAATCCCGACTGGGTACATATGAGCTATGTCTCTGAAAATGAAAACAGATCACGTGCATTGAGAGCAAGTAGAGAAAATGGAAAAACTAAATATACCGTAATATGAGTAAACCTAAAAAAAAGTTTGGACAAACAACAGTTGGTAGGTTATTAAAAGCCTCTGTTGGTCTTATAAATCCTACGCTTGGTAGATTGATTCAAGGCGACATGTCGGTAGAACAAGTGGTGTCATCTATAAAAAATTCTGACGCACCTGCTGAGGATAAAATTAGAGCACAAGAGATGGTATTGGAAGCATATGAGGCAGAGGTAGCAGATAGAGCAAGTGCGAGACAAAGAGAGATGGCAGCTTTAGCGGCAGGCTCTAATGATATATTATTTAAAACTGTAGGCTGGGGGATAACACTATGTTTTATAGGTGTAGTCGCTGGAGCAATAGGGCTGTGGGAAATACCTAAAGAATCCCAAAGGCTTTTTGATATGGGATTCGGGGCGGTTGTGGCTGCTTTTACACAAGTCATTGGATATTATTTTGGATCTTCAGCCGGTAGTAAACAAAAAACTAATTTAATAAATAAAAATGGCGAGGGGACTGAATTATAGCACTTCTATAAAAAAAACAAAAGTTAAGCGTCCAGGTGTACATGCCAAAACTAAAACTTCATCTTTAAAATCTTCTAAAAACTACCAGAAGCTTTACAGGGGGCAAGGGCGTTAAATAATTTGTATCTTTATATAAATTTAATTTAATCAAATGGATATTAGAAAAATATCTGTAGGATCTGATTATAAATCAGGTGCTATGCATTATATAGTGGGACAATCTATATTAAATGGCGACTACAAAATACATCTCATACAATTTGATAATTATGCAAACTCTATAAAAATATGGATACAAAAAGGTGATGAGGTGGTTTTATGGAAAGAGTTTAATGCCAACATGCCTTTTTCTTTAGAATATAACATTAATTTTTGATGAGATCGCCATATAATTTTATAGTTAAACCTCTTAATAATAAAAGATATAATAACACAAAAAAAATAGGTGGCATAGATTTTGTTACTAGCACAAGCCAAGAAAATCATATAGCCTCAAATCGAGAGGCTATAGTTATAAGTTTGCCAATAATATACAATGGTCCAATAGAAATTGGAGATACTCTTTTGGTTCATCATAATGTTTTTAAATTTTATTATGATATGAAGGGTCGGCAAAAAAGTTGTAAAAGTTTTTTTAGAGACAATTTATTTTTTGTAGATAGCGAACAGTTTTATATGTATAAACATAACAATAAATGGTATAGCCATGATCGTTATTGCTTTGTAAAACCGGTAAAAACAAAAAAATCTATTATATACAAAAACACTTCTGAAGAACCTTTAGTGGCAGAGATGATATATCCAAATACTTATTTAAAAAAACAAGGCATAAGAAAACATACTTTAGTTAGTTTTAAACCTGACACAGAGTATCCCTTTATGGTAGACGGAGAAAAGCTTTATAGAATGTATGACCATCAAATTACTATGGCGATATGACAAATATTATTATAAATAATATAATAGATGATCCTGATCAATATGTAAACAATATACTTGAGGGAGAGTTTATAGATGTTCAGGACGGCGATAATGTTTTTAAAGGAATTCAAGTTCGATCTAATGACGAGCTACAACAAAAGGTGGAAAAAGCTTTTCCTCAATATTTTGTCACTTACAATTTTGTGAGACAGTCTCCAGTTAATCAAAAGGAACCAAATTTTATACATACGGATGAAATGATGGGGGACATGACAATACTTTTATATTTAAATAAAAAATATCCAAAACAAGCTGGAACCACACTTTATCAAGATGACAAACCTATGTGTGTTTTCCATGCTGCGTATAATAGAATGGTAATATTCGATTCTAAAATCCCACACTCTAGAAACTTATATAAAAATTTTGGTACCAAAAAAGATTCACGTCTAGTTCAAGTAATGTTTATAAAATTAAAATAATGAAATCTGAAATATTAAAACTTAAAATTGTGGAAGCCGGCAGAAAAGCTGTTGAGCAATTAATTAAAGTTGCCAAAGAAGATATTATAAAACCAGATCCAGAAGATGAACTTGCAGCTGATAGATTAAAAAATGCTGCAGCCACCAAAAAACTAGCTATATTTGATGCATTTGATATATTAAATAAGATTGATCAAGAAGAACAAGAGCTAAAAGAAGAAGATAAAAATATTAATATAAATACAAAACAAGGCTTTGCAGAAAGAAGATCAAAATAGTTTATATCAAGTTTTAAGTAATTACATACCAAAAGGCGTAATAACTACCAAAAATTCTGGACGGACATGGGTATATGGATATAATAAAAAATATGATGTAGTTATTATTTCAAAAGACGGAACGCTAGGCGAAATAATAAATATAAATGGTCTAGTTATAGGTTTACCCAAACAACCAGACAAAATATACAGTAGATCCAAAACAAAATCGCAACAATATTGGGAACGAGCTCCTCTACATAAAAGTTTGTCTAAAATTCAATCTATATTTCAATGGAACGAAATGAACTCAGTGTTTAAAAACAAATGGATTGACTACATAGAAAAAGAGTTTGATAGAAGAGAAGAAGGGTATTGGTTTAATAATAACGGTATACCTACATACATTACAGGATCTCACTATATGTATTTACAATGGACTAGTATTGATGTAGGCTATCCAGACTTTAGAGAAGCTAACCGTATATTTTTTATGTTTTGGGAAGCATGCAAAGCCGATAATAGATGCTTTGGGTTGGATTATTTAAAGATAAGACGATCAGGGTTTTCTTATATGGGCTCCTCTGAGTGCATCAACACTGGAACATTAGCCAAGGACTCTAGAGTTGGTATACTATCTAAAACCGGAGCTGATGCAAAAAAGATGTTTACTGATAAAGTAGTACCTATATCTAGTAGGCTTCCGTTTTTTTTCAAGCCGATACAGGATGGTATGGACAAACCTAAAACAGAGCTAGCATTTCGTATACCGGCAAGTAAAATAACCAAAAAAAATATGTACGACATTGTAGATGAAGAGTTGTATGGATTAGACACAACAATAGATTGGAAGAATACTGATGAAAACTCTTACGATGGTGAAAAGCTATTACTTCTAGTACATGATGAAAGTGGTAAATGGATTAAACCAAATAACATATTAAACAATTGGCGTGTAACTAAAACTTGTTTGAGGCTTGGAAGCAAGATAATTGGAAAATGTATGATGGGATCTACATCAAATGCTTTGAGTAAGGGGGGAGAAAACTTCAAGAAACTATACGAAGATTCTAACTTATCTACAAGAAATGCAAACGGTCAGACAAAAAGCGGAATGTATAGTCTATTTATTCCTATGGAATGGAATATGGAAGGATTTATAGATCGTTACGGGATGCCTGTTTTATATACACCAATAGAACCAGTTCTGGGTGTGGATAATGAATATATATACAATGGAGCTATAGACTATTGGGAGGCTGAGGTGGATTCGTTAAAAAAAGATCCAGATGCTTTAAATGAGTTTTATAGACAGTTTCCTCGAACTGAAAGCCATGCGTTTAGAGATGAAAGCAAGGGTAGTCTATTTAACTTGACAAAGATATATCAACAAATAGATTATAATGATTCGTTAATAATGAACCAGCACGTAACAACAGGTAAGTTTTATTGGAAGGATGGTGTAAAAGATACCGAGGTTATATGGACACCAGACCCACAGGGAAGATTTAGGGTATCATGGACTCCAAACAAACAGTTAGCTAATAAAACACAAAATAGAAACGGTGTATATTATCCTGTTAATGAGCACATTGGAGCTTTTGGTTGTGATAGTTACGATATATCTGGAACAGTAGGCGGAAGAGGATCAAACGGGGCATTACATGGTTTAACAAAATACAATATGGATCACGCTCCAAGCAATGAATTTTTTTTAGAATACGTAGCTCGCCCACAAACAGCGGAGATATTTTTTGAGGAGGTGTTAATGGCATGTGTGTTTTATAGTATGCCTATTTTAATAGAGAATAATAAACCACGTTTACTGTATCATTTTAAAAATAGAGGTTATAGAGGATTCTGTATGAATAGACCTGATAGGCATTATAATAAATTATCTAAGACTGAAAAAGAAATAGGCGGTATACCTAATACTTCAGAAGATGTCAAGCAGTCTCATGCATCTGCGATAGAGTCATATATAGAAAAATATATAGGAGTAGATTTAGAAGGTACATATAGAGAACAAACATCGATGGGATCTATGTTATTTACTAGAACTCTGGAGGAATGGGCAAGGTTTGATATAAGTAACCGTACTCAATTTGACGCCACCATCAGCTCAGGGCTAGCAATTATGGCAAATCAAAAATCACTATATTTACCTATTCAAAAACAATCAAAAATAAGTCTTAACTTTGCAAGATATAGTAACACAGGAAATTTCAGTGAATTAGTTAAATGAGAGAAGTTAGTATAAATATTGCATCTGTTGGATTTCCTAATCAATATGCATCAGATGCTGAAAAAGAAACAGAAGAATACGGACTTCAAATAGGACAAGCTATTCAATATGAATGGTTTCGAAAAGATTCAAATGGTTGCCGTTACTATACACAGTGGAGAGATTTTAATCGACTACGCTTATATGCAAGAGGAGAACAGTCAATTGCTAAATATAAAAACGAATTAGCTGTTGATGGCGATCTTTCGTATTTAAACCTAGATTGGACTCCAGTTCCAATCTTGCCTAAATTTGTTGATATTGTGGTTAATGGGCTTTCTGAGCGTATATTCAAAGTAAAAGCATACGCTCAGGATGCTTTATCTCAAGCCAAAAGAAGCAAGTATCAAGATATGGTCGAGGGACAAATGGCGGCAAAACAGATACTGACTACTGTTAAAGAAAAAACTGGATATGATCCTTTTATAGTTGATCCGGATGAACTTCCGGCAACAGATGAGGAGCTTTCATTATACATGAATCTTAATTACAAGCCAGCGATAGAGATAGCTGAAGAAGAAGCTATTGACACTATGTTTGCTGAAAATCATTATGAAGATATAAGAAAACGTATTGACTATGATCAGATGGTTGTAGGTGTAGGTATGGCTAAACATGAGTTTCTTCCTGGCTCAGGGGTAAAATTATCTTACGTAGACCCTGCAAATGTTGTTTATAGTTACACTGAAGATCCTTTTTTCAAGGATTGTTTTTATTGGGGTGAAATTAAAACTGTAGGTATCACGGAGCTTATGAAAATAGATCCTACTTTAACTAACGATGATTTAGAAAAAATAGCTCAGTACAGTCAAAGTTGGTATGATTATTTTAATACAGCCCAATACTATGAAAACGATATTTTTTACAGAGATACTTGTACTTTGTTATACTTTAACTATAAGACAACTAAAAAAATAGTTTACAAAAAAAAGAAACTTGAAGGCGGTGGAAGCAGAATGATTGAAAAGGACGATAGTTTTAATCCGCCTGATGAAATGGTCGAGGAAGGCAATTTCGAAAAAATAGAAAAAACTATTGATGTTTGGTATGATGGTATTATGGTTATGGGTACAAACATTATACTCAAGTGGGAACTAGCTAAAAATATGGTCCGTCCCAAGTCCGCTACACAGCACGCTTTACCTAATTACGTGGCGGTAGCACCTAGAATGTACAAAGGAAATATTGAATCCCTGGTAAGACGAATGATACCTTTTGCTGATTTAATTCAGATAACACATTTAAAGTTACAACAAGTTATTGCTAGAACAGTTCCTGACGGTGTATATATTGACGCAGATGGTTTAAATGAAGTAGACTTAGGCACAGGAGCAGCGTATAATCCAGAAGATGCACTTCGTTTATATTTTCAAACTGGTAGTGTGGTAGGTAGAAGCTATACTCAAGAAGGTGATTTTAATCAAGCTAGAACACCAATACAACAATTAACATCTAATTCAGGTGCATCTAAAACACAAATGCTGATAGCTAATTACAATCATTATTTAGATATGATAAGAGCTGTAACTGGTTTAAATGAAGCTCGAGATGGTTCAACACCAAACCCTGAAGCTTTAGTTGGAGTACAGAAACTAGCTGCGCTTAATTCTAACACAGCAACTCGTCATATATTAGATGGTGGATTATACATTTACAGGTCTCTAGCTGAAGCTCTAACTTATCGTATTGCAGATATATTAGAATATTCAGACTTCAAAGATGATTTCATAAACAAAATAGGTAAGTATAATGTTAGTATACTACAAGAAATATCAGAGTTATATATATATGACTTTGGTGTATTTATTGAGCTTTCCCC